ATTAGCAGCATACTCTAGCTCTTGTAGTGGAATAACGGTCTTACCTGACTTCATTACTTCTTGTAACGCTGGATCTGCTGCTGTACCTACGTACTCAGTCATGTAGTTTTGCATGTTCTGCATTACCCAGTTCTCAGCGGCTTGAGCACCTGCTAACTCCACTGAAGGTGGCACAACCATCACATCTCTAAGTGTCGCTGCAGGATTGTCAATGGTGAAATCATTCTCAATCGTGTCAATGGCAGCTTTGTTGTATGCTTTAACTTCAGGTAGTTGTGCAAACTCTTCTAGCTTACTCTTCATCCAGTCTTGCAACCCTGTGCCGTACTTCACTTGTGCGGCTCTTAGTAAGTCTTCATTTTGCAAACCAGGAAACTCTTCTGCAAGCTTAGGCACAATGAAGTCACGGAACAAGTCATTGGCCGACTTATCAAAGTTATTTGGCACAAAGTTTGTGAATGGCTGAACACGAGTACGAACTTCAATGTTCGTGGTTGGCTCTTCACGGTCTAGAATATCAGCTAGATCGCCTGTAAGTCTTGACTCACCTGAAACGTTGTACCTTGGGTTTAGTGCGGTTGGCACTTCACGGAACACTTGGTTTGACGTACCGCTTGGACGAACTGCATAGAGGTTTGTCTCAGGTACCATGTTGCCGAACACTTGCACTGAGCCACTTGGCTCGTAAGAATAGCGCATAGCTTCTTGGCGAGCAAGATAATCGCCTAGCCCTTCAGTGACGTCTTGTAATCGAGCACCATAAGTCGGTCCACCAAGATCACTTTCTCTCCGTGAGCCTGCTTGAGCAGCTCTAAAGTCTTCAGGAATGGCTGCCACTTCACGGCCACGAGCAATTGCTCGACCGCCAAGTACTTGGACATCCGAAGGCGATATCACTGGTCGACTTTGTAGTCCAAATCCGCTCTTAGGAACCCAGTACTCGGCAAGCGGACCAAAGCCCATGTGCGAACCTGTAATTGCTTGTGGCGCTGCAGCGCCTGCTTCTAAGAGATCCATGCCGGCTCTTGAAGTTGGCGTGTACTGTAGCGCTTCGGCCGCTTGCGGATAACCGAGCTCTTTGGCAACAGCTGCAGGAAAGCCTGAAATCATTCCTAGCGCTGCTTGCGGAATTGCTGAGATCCCTAAGCGATCGGCTACTGCTTGTGCAACATTCGTGGCTGTTGAGTACGGTCTTGGCGGCTCAGGTTGACGAGCTGGTGCCGGCATGCTACGAACTTCTTGCATTGTGTATGGCACATCAGAGCCGTCAGGTCTTAGTGGCATTCTTGACAGCTCATAACGCATCTGGTCAAGTGGCACTGTTGTCGAAAATTCAGGGTTACCGTCGTCTCCGAGATAATTGCCTAGATGGTCGTAAATGGCTGTCATACTGCGTAGGGGTTAACCCTCCGAGGTTGTAAGTCGTCGACGTATTTGTCTGTGTCATTATACAAATAATCCAACGTAAGAAAACCCATATCGCGTAAAATTCTTAAAGCTTGTGTCAATGCATCAACGAGGTCGTCATGCCGCACTTCAGGGAATGCACAGATCTGACTAATGAACGGCTCACACCATGACCTTGCTGCTCCAGGCGTAGTCTGTGATTCAGGCAGGTAGACCAAGCCACGTTCAATAAGCGAACTGACTATGTTAAGCCGTTGCATCTTGTCTGCCATTCCTGGGTTGTATGCTCGTACATTGAGCCCAGCTCTTTGCAAGTCTTGAATCAGACTAATGCCAGCTGACTTGTCCTCGATCAGAATCAGATCAACTTTCTTACCGTGGCCGAACTCGTCCTCATCGCCGTAAATCGAGGTAGACTCTTCAATGACTCGTGGTCGTAGTTCGGGATATTGCATGTGCTCAGTCCAGCAGTCAATCAGCATCGCAGACATAGGCTTGTCCGGACTTGGCTTAAAGATGCCTAGCACCACGCAAGCTGTTGGGTCGTTCTTGGTTTTGTCGGACGTGGCGCAGTCATACGACTGAATGACATACTGAAACTGTGGCAATGGTTTATCAGCATCCCAGAGCTTAAACCAGTTGCGCTTAACGATGCCTGACTCTTCAGGGTCGATGATCTCGGCATAAATCTCTTGGCGGCCGAGACTAGTGCCTTCGTACTGCAATATCTGCTTTTGGAACGTAGGCGCAAGGTTGTGTATGTTGTCATACGTGGTAGCCATTGTGTAGGCTACATCATCTCCGTCACGCTCTACCAAGTCCATGATCAGTGGCTTAGGTTTCGGTGTCGTGGTACAAATGATCTGTGGGTGTGAACCGAGACGCATACCGAACTGCAGCATAGCCCATGCATCATCAAGGTAGTGCCAAGCAGCTAGCTCGTCCAGCCAGCCGCCATGAAACTGTGGACCACGAAAGCGTTCCGGTTCAGACGCAGGAATGCCTTTGATGATAGAGCCGTTTTTAAGCGTGATTTCGTGTTGCGACTTGTTGTAGTTCTCGATAATCTCAGATGGGCAGACACTTAATAGCCCCGAGTCGCCCTCAAAGCACACGTCTCGAACGTCACCGGAAGTCGGTGCCGAGACCAACAACCGCATCGGTTCTTTCGCGTACCATGCATGTGCCCATGTCCATTCTGCGGCACACCGTGTTTTGCCAGCGCCACGACCGGCTAAGAGCAGCCATATGTCCCACCAATCTCCGCTAGGCGGTACTTGGTGCTTTGATGCTGTGTATAGCCACTTTGTACGCGCTGTAAATGCCGCCCTGTGCTCCAGCGACATCTTGTTGAGTTCCGGGTGCGCCCTGAGTTTTTGCTCAAACTCGTTGGCGGCTTCTGCCGTGATCATTTATCGTTGTCTGCGTCTTTTTGTCGAATAGCTAGTAAATCGTTTACGAGACCAGTGCCGATGTCATGCACTGTGTCAATCTGTACTGGGCCGTCATCTTTGCCCACAACTTCCATCTTGGAGTTTTCGCGATATTTCTTAGGAAACCTGGCTGCCATACTACGTGACCACAGCCCTGTATTAAGTCTATCCCCCTGCGGCCTTTCCACAAGGTGCTGAATAGCAAGCTTTTCAAAGAACACCATTTCCAATGTCTTCGCATCTTCCAAGGCCTCTTGAAAATCTGGATGACTCTCGACCCATCCTAAGAGCGTAGACCAGCTTACATTAAGCTCTGCCGAGATCATCTCTCTGCTATAGCCCTTAGCACCTAGCTCTCGCGCTTTATCGCAAAATGCAGGGTCATATTTTGTCGGGCGACCGACTGGCTTCGGAGTGGCTGGAGTAGTTGTAGCATCGACCGTTGTGGTGCTAGTTGAGGTTGTAGTTTGTGTCGTTGCAGTCATATGACGATTCTACACAACTTTCATAAAAATGTTAATAGTATCAAGCTCCCGCGTGCGCACGCGTCCATCAATTTCTTTTTTACCCCTTTTTATTTCCTTTCAATATATATATGATACTTTGATACTATGATACTAGTTATACTCAGCATCAAGAGATCGGTATCAACTCGGTATCAAGTATCAATTTCAAAGCTCATCAGAATGGTCCGTCGCTCTTAATTAGCTCAGCGATGGCCTTCGCAGTATCAGAGTATACATCTGAGTAGTTCCCAGAAAATGTAGTTCTCTTTTTTGATACCACAAGACACCTGATCGTCGAGGTGCCAGTCTTCACTAATTTTGACTGCTCGACATTGAAATACTCTCTAAATGCATTGTTCACATTGTGCTGAGATAGCCGTGCAGACTCATAGTCAAAGTGCTGAATCAGAACTTTCATGTGTTGCTTACTGATAGCTGCTACACCGTTTAGCTCTCTTTCGACCCAGTCATAGACTTCCTCTGCAAACTGTACCCATGCCGATCTGCCTGCCTTAATCACTTCTTCCTTGTGGTGAGTCATTGGTGCAGGCGCTTTGTGGTCAAAGTTCTCGATATTTCGTGTTTTGTAGAACCACATCATCTGCTCGAAACCTTGCTCATCCTCACACCATGCTTTGACCTGCTGAATAAGTACATGGCATTGTGCGGCATCAAGTGTTGACGGTATATACACAGCCTCACGTCTCGACTCTGTGCTCATTTTGGTCACCTTTGGTCGGTTGGT